TGGTCGAGGTTGCCGACGGACAGCCGAAGGAGTTTGCGCTGCTTGGCCAGGTGCTGGGCGACGAGCGTAACCGCAGATTTGTGTATTACAGCTGCATCGCTAGCCGGCCTGCCGATAACGCGGCTACGACCACCGATACGGCTACTCCGTCCACCGAGACGCTGAATATCACGATCCTGCCGATTGACCGCAACGGTAAGAAGATTGTTAAGAGCGTCATTGAGCGTGATGATACCAACGAGACTATCTTTGACAACTGGTTCGATGAAGTGAAGCTCCCCGGATAGGAGGGGTAAAGAGTGCGAACGACGATTATCGGAGGTAAAAAGATTCAGTTGAGGGCCAATCCGTTGGCCCTCTTGTTCTACAAACAGGCGTTTGACAGTGATCTGATTGCGGACCTTCTCAAACTGCAATCCTTACAATCACTGCAAGACGGAGATTTTTCGTCTCTAGATACGGTCAGCTTGTTCCAAATAGCTTATGCGATGAACAAGGCGGCCAAACCTACTGATGTATTTCCGAAGTTCGAAGAGTGGTTGGCACAATTTGAAACCATCGGGTTTGATGACCCGCAGTGGATAATTGATGTAGTAGAAGAAGCCACGGATGGTTTCTTTCATTCCGGAAAATCTGCTCCACCAAAAACCCAAAAAAGCAAATAAACCATTTGAGGGCAGAATTGATCTGCTAATCCTGGCGAACGCGAAAAAGATGGGTCTCTCGTTTGACGAGTTGGCCCTATTTCGTGTTCGAGATTTCTTGGAGTTCACGGACATTTATTTCGGTGAGTTAGGACAAAAACAGGGTGAACAGGTTCGTGAGGCCACCCAAGAAGACATTGACAAGCTTTTGATGTAAGGGGGTGCGTAACGTGTGAAAGAGGTTAGGTGCCCTCTCTGTGATTGGCTGCTGTTTGTCGCCCGTGGAGAGGGCGAAGTGGAGATCAAGTGCACTAGGTGCAAGAAAATCGTGAAGGTGAAAATCAAAGGACAGAGTGAGCCGCACCGTTGAGTAGCGAGCCAGGCCTGCCTTTCCCGATAAAGGTAGGTGAGAGTGTGGCTAAGATCAAGGGGATCACAGTCCAGATAGGCGCAGATACCACGGGGCTTGATGCGGCGCTGAAGGATGTCAATAAGACATCGCGAGAAATATCCAAGGAGCTGCGGGAAGTCGAGCGGCTCCTTAAGTTCAATCCTCACGATACGGAAGTCCTGGCTCAGAAACAGAAACTCCTTGCCGATCAAGTTGAAAATGCTCGCGAGAAGCTGAACAGGCTGAAGGAAGTTCAGGCTCAGGTAAATCAGCAGTTCCAGGAAGGCAAGATCAGCGAAGAGCAATACCGAGCCTTCCAGCGAGAACTCATCAAAACCGAGAGTCAGCTGAAGGAATACGAAAAACAGCTTAGAGCCGTCAACCTGCAGAATCACGAGTTTAACCAGAAGATGCAGGAGGCGGGGGAAAAGCTCCAGGATGTTGGCAAGAAGCTTACAGATGTAGGCAAGACCTTGAGCACCCGCCTAACTGCCCCACTAGCGGCTTTCGGCGGTGTTGCTGCTAAGAGTGCCATTGACTTTGAGAGTGCGTTCGCGGGCGTCAGGAAAACCGTGGACGCGACCGAGGAAGAATTCGCCGCCTTGGAACGCGGTATCCGGGACATGGCTAAGGAGATCCCGGCGGCCGCGACCGAGATTGCCGGCGTTGCGGAAGCGGCAGGACAGCTCGGAATCCAAAACGAGCATATCCTGTCCTTCACCCGCACCATGATTGACCTAGGTGAATCGACTAACATGTCCGCGGAGCAAGCAGCAACAGCTCTTGCGCGGCTAGCTAATATCACCCAAATGCCCCAGTCCGAGTTCGACCGGTTGGGGTCTACTATTGTAGCCCTTGGCAACAACCTAGCGACCACCGAAGCCGAAATTGTTGAAATGAGCTTGCGTCTAGCAGGTGCCGGTAAGCAGGTTGGCATGACCGAGGCTGAAATCCTATCCTTCGCCGGAGCATTGAGCTCTGTTGGTATCGCAGCTGAAGCTGGCGGTTCGGCATTCAGCAAGGTCATGATCCAGATGCAGCTGGCAGCCGAGACTGGCGGCGAGAAGCTGGAGCAGTTCGCCGCTGTTGCTGGCATGAGCGCGGAGCAGTTTGCCACGGTCTTCCAGGAAAATGCCGCTCAAGCTCTTATCGCCTTCATCAACGGCTTGCAGCGGGCTGAAGAGCAGGGAACCAGCGCTATTAAGGTGCTGGACGACATCGGCATCACTGAAGTTAGGATGCGGGACGCTTTACTCCGTGCAGCGGGTGCTGGGGACCTTTTCGCTGAGTCTATCAAACTGGGCACAGAGGCCTGGGAAGAAAATGTTGCCTTAGCCACCGAAGCTGAACAGCGGTATAAGACGACTGAATCCCAGCTGGCTATCATGAGGAACAAACTCCAAGAGGTGGCCATCACCTTTGGAGAAATCTTATTACCGCCTCTCTTGGCTGTAGTGGAGAAGATCGGTGACTTTGCTGACTGGTTGGCGAATCTCAGCCCTACTACACAGAGAACGATTGTGGTCATCGGCGGGCTAGTTGCTGCGTTAGGTCCTGCTCTACTTCTGATTGGCCAGATGGCCACGGGAGCGGGGGCTGTTATGCAGGCCTTTGGTAAGCTCTCCGCGTTTATCAGCAAGACACTGATCCCGGCTATCACGAGCATATCTTTGCCTGTGGTGGGAGTTGTGGCGGGTATTGCCGGCTTGGCCGTAATTGCCTATGAAGTTTACCGGGCTTGGGATGAGGTTAAGACTGCGTTATCTGCTACTTGGGAGTACATGAAGGCATCTGCCGAGAGGCTAGCTCTCAACATGTCGCTTTCCTTCGAGAAAATGAAAGTAACAATCATCGGAGTAGTGGATGAAATCCTGGAGCGTCTCTCAATCCTTGAGTCCCTGCCCTTTGGCATAGGCGAGTCCTTCGCTGGCCTGCGAGAAAAGGTAAGCGGCAGTGTTGACGCTTCCAGGCAGAAGATTGCCGAGCTGGAAGCTGCGCTGGAGGCGAACTCGGTACGTATGGCCGAGGCAGCCGAAGGCATGAAAGTCTCCTGGGGCGATGTAGGAGCCAAGGTTGCAGAGGACATCCAACTGGTCATTAACAAGATCACTGGCCAAACCGAGGCTATGGCCGCTGAGCTGAATGAACAGACAGAGATTGTCGGGCAGGAACAGGATGCTCAGACTGAGATTATTCTGGACGCGATTGACACACGGATCGCGGCTATAAGTGACGGCGAAAGCACCATAACGGGCATCATTGAGGATGAATCCGAGAAGCAAAAGGATGCTCGGGAGAAGTACGAAGAAGAGTGGAATCAGAGACTCTTCAATCTGCAAGCCACTCGCAGAGAAAAGCTCCAGGCAGAGTATGATGCCGCTATTGAACTGGCCAAGAAACTTGAAGCAGATACCACCGCCGTTCACGAGTATTACCGTATCCTGCTTGACCAGCTGGACGAAGAAGAGCAGAAGGCCAAGGAAGAGCGGCTAAAGGCATGGCGTGAGAGGCTCAAGGAAGCTACGGCTTCCGAGCTGGACCTGCTAGTCCTTCAGCGAGACCGCCAGCTGGCTCTTATCGAGGAGCAGATGCAGGAAGAGTTGGAGCTGGCCGGAGACAACGAAGAAGCCAAGACCCTGATCATGCAGTTTTGGGCTTTGAAGCGCCAGCAGGTGCTTGAGGAATATGCCGACGCCGTAAAGGCTATTCAGGAGCGGGAAGTTGAATGGCTGCAGTCCTTGGAGGATAGGCTGATTGAGGCCACGGCCACAGAGGAGGAACTGCTTGCCTATCGCAGAGATAAGCGTCTCTCTGAGATCCGGGCCCAGATGGAAGAAGAACTCAAGATGGCCGAGGGCAATGAAGAGGCTATAGCTAACATCACGGCGTACTGGCTGGCAGAGACCCTGAAAGCCCATGAGGAGTATAACGACGCCCTCCGGGCACTTCAGGAGCAGCGTGCAGAGCAGTTGCAGACCTGGACGGATATGCTCTTCGAGCTTACCGCCAGTGAGGAGGACCTGTTACGGCGTAGCGGTGAGCGGCAGATCGCCGAAGTAGAGGCGCGAGCGGCTCAAGCCTTAGAGGTTTTCAAGGACAACGCTGAAGCGATTGAAGCAATCATTAGGGCGCGCGACGCTAAGATAGAACAGATTACCAAGGATACCAACGACAAGTTAGCTGCACTTGAGCAGGAAAAGATAAAGCAAAAAGAAACGCTGCACAGTGAGTGGTATGACAAGCTGGCAGAACTCACGCTGAGCGAAGAAGAGTTGTTGACGAAGAGCGCCAATGAGAGAATTGCTGCGATTGAGAAGGCTGCAGAAGAAGCCATCAAAGTAGCTGAAGGAGACGCTGAGCTCATTGCTATTATTGAGCAGAGCAAGGCTGCTCAAATCCTGGCCATCAACGAGCAGCTCAATGAAGACCTTGTGGCTCTGGAAAGAACTCGGCTTCAACAGCAAGAGAGCATCCTCAAGTCGTGGCAGGACATCCTTTTCGACTTCCACGCCTCGGAAGAGGACCGGCTGCGCAAGCAGGCGACCGACAGGATTGAGCAGTTAAGGAAGCGCGCCGAAGCAGAAATCGAGCTTGTCAAAGATAACGCTGAAGCCGTTGAGTATATCGAAGGCGCCTTGGCTGAGGCGATTGAGCAAATTAATGAACAATTAGCGAACGATTTAAAGGCCCTTGAGGACCGCAAGCTCCAAGAGCAGGAAGACCGCCTTAAGAGCTGGCAGGACAGGTTGTTTGAGGCAACGGCCAGCGAAGAAGAATTACTCCGAAAGCGTGCGGAAGACCGCATAGCGGAACTGGAGCGCATTGCAGCCAAGGAGATTGAGTTGGCCCAGGGCAACCAAGAATTGATTCTTGCCATCGAACAAGCAACTGCTCTTGAAATCAAGAGGATTCGTGAAGAACTACAAGAAGCTTTAGACGCCCCCAGGAAAGCTGAGGAAAGAGACCGCAAAGCGTTCGAAGAAGAGTGGCGTAGGCAATACCTTAGGCTCATCGATGACAGAGAAGCCTTGCTCCAAATGGACTACGAAAAAGCAATCGAACGGGCTAAACAGTTGGGAGCTGACCTTGCTGATGTTGAAGCCGTATTTAGCCTACGAATGGCCCAACTAGCGGAGGAAATCGCTGACGAACAGAAATCAGCTTGGGAAAAAGCATTAGATGCAGTTCGGTCGCCAATGGATCGGCTTGTGTCTGCGGTTACAAGCGCCGCAGATTCTATAATGGCCGTTGGTAAGGCAATCAGAGCTGGTAACTGGCAGGATGTTTTCTTATCACTGTTAATGGAGACTGAGGCTTTTGCCAAAGCTATGGAGCTAATCGGTGCCGTACTACGCCCTGTTGTCACGCTGTTTGATGCTATTCTCCGGCCGGTTATTGAGTTCCTCATTGGTCTATGGAACGGCATCATAGACGCACTGGCAAGCATTAACATCTTCGGGTGGAGGCCATTCGAGGAGCTGAAGAAGCACCGGATTGATGTGCCGGGGGCACCAGAAGATTCCGAGCCTGGTGGAGGGACGAGCAGCCGAGGTGGCGGGCGCCAAGTCTCTGAAATCACGGGACCAACTCGTGATCTGCTGGTGGACCTGCTGTCGCCACTCGCTCACTTGGCACAGATAGTTGCTCCTATCCAGGACATTAGGCAAATCCTCCATGAACGGTTGCCTAATTTCAACCAGATGGAGTTTGCGGGAGCGGCCTCGGTCGGAGTGACTGTCAACATCAGTCCGGGTGCAGTCGTGGTGCACGGGGCGTCTGCGGACAGCTTGAACGTTGACCGATTAGCGGAGCAGTTAGCTAGGAAGGTGTACGACCAACTGAGAGGAAGGGGTGGACGATGATCAAGCTAATCAATGTGAGAGGTATAGAAAGACTCTTGCCTGAGACGATTATCCTGAAACGTATCCCGTTTGGCATATCCATCCCTTATCAGCGGCTGGTCGGTCGAGATGGTGCCGTGACCACGGGTAGACCAGCCTATGAACCCCGCCAGTTTGTTCTTGAGGGACGCATTTACTATCCGGACAAGGAGCGCATTGAGCAAGAGCTTGATGCGCTCTTGTCTTTGTTGGCTCATCCGCCTATCAAGGTGTATCGTCTCTACACAAAGGCACGGTACTTGACCGCCTATCCTCTTGGAGCGCCCCAAGACTGGATTGACAAGGGCGCCGAGCTAGGTATCAGCATACCGATGATGGCTCTGGACCCCTATTGGTACGGGCCCGCTGCTGAGGTTGGAGTGACTGGCACAAAGACAGTACATGTTGACTGCACTGCGCCGGTGATTCCGGTGATAAGCACGGTTAATAGTGTCTCCGGTCTAACGGTGGTTAATCAAACGACCGGGCAGCAAATTAGTGTTTCAAAGGCAGGTCGAATCGTGGTTGACAATGAGCACTTCACAGTGCTCGTTAATAACGAGCCCGCGTTAGACGCTGTCAATGAGAATTGGATGCTTTATGGGTTCGAGCTTGTGCCTGGTGATAATGTCATAACGACCAATGTACCGATTAACATGGTCTATCGTCACAGATGGTACTAAGGAGGCGGCGGTGACGTGTATAGTGTCCGAATACTGGATAAAAACAGACGACTACAAGCGCTCTTGCCGGGTGTCACTTGGAGATATACCCGCTTGGTCAATGAGGCTGGGACCATTGACGTATATATCCCAAGGGCGATCATCGAGACACACATCACACCGGACCATGTATTGTACGGGTATTTACACCCGGCACAGCCTCTAGTAGTAGAGGTGCCGTCGCAAAGACCTATCCCGAATAGGCTCGCATATGCGGAGATAGCGGCGTTTATCCAGGTATATAAAGGTACTAAGCTGGTCATCAGCGGCAAGATTACCGGCCGGAGTTTTGGCGATGTAGTCACTGTCACGGCAAAAACTGAAGAAATTCTGCTCGAAAAGCACATCACACCTGCACAATACGGTGCCGTTTGGGATGGTTGGGACCTTGCAGACGTGGCCAGGGACTTACTTGATGGCTGGCATGTGTTGAGAGTAAAAGCGCCTGAGCAGTGGCAGTCAAGAATAGTTGAGAATCAGAATGTCGATTTGACTACCGACCCCGGCAAAGTGATGCTGGCGAAGCGCTCTGATGGCAGGTACCATGAGAATGGTTATCTAGTCCTGAAGTTTGATAGAACAGAAGTTCTTGACTTCAAGGCATGGGACCGCGTGCGTTGGAGCGCTGATAGTGACGGGATGAACAACCCTGACGCGGTTGTGTGGACTTCCATTCAGGTATCTACTAATGGTACACAATATTCGGCACCGTTTGATGGTGGATTACCTGAAGAAGTGGGGTATGTCGTAACAGGAGATAGCAACAGCGTATGGATTAGGATCAATTTACACACCAACGACACCGAATCGCCTGTACCCGATGACCCAGACGAAAAACCTATTGGCCAAACACCGGTTGTGTATGCTTGCGAGATGATCGCAAGGACCCACGGCGAGCTGGTAGCAGGGTCTATCCCGGCTGTCGCTGGTGAGACTGTCAGCGGTCTAAGCGCCAGCCATACTACAGCTCTCAAGGTGCTTTTTGATGCTTGCGAACAGGTAGGTTGGGAGTTTGTCGTGTGGGACGGGGCTCTTAACCTTGCTGAATCTCTCGGTGTGGACCGTACAAAAGAATTTGTCTTTCGGGCTGCAACCAATATCGAAATTGAGAGCCTCTCCGATGGCGACGATGAGTTGATTAATATCCTAACGGCTTACGGGCCCGGCGATGGTATCAATCGGATGGTCGTGACGCTAACAGACGAGCAAAGCGTATTGACGTACGGCCCCTATCCCAATCGGGAACCAATTGAATTTAATGCCGAAACCTATGATGAACTGCTGCAAAAAGCTCAAGAGTATCTTGAAGAACACTCGCAGCCGAAGCCGGAATTCGCTATCCAGGTTGTTTGCGAGTACGACAGAGAACCTGAATACGGGCTGGGTGACAGAGTGAGAGTCGCCGATCCCGATACTGGGATCATCACTACTACCCGGATAGTGGAGGAAGAACGAGAGTTTGGCGACAGCGGTCTAAACGTTCGTTTGAAGCTTGGACGACCGAGCTTTTCACTTACTGAGGTAATAGGTCGAGACGGTAAAGACGGCCGAGATGGAAAACCAGGCCCTCCGGGTAGACCAGGCGCTCCAGGTCCTCCAGGGCCGCCGGGAGAGGTTGGAGATTTGCCCGACCCTGCCGACCCGCAGTGGATAGGTTATCATCTGAGCGACGCACTGTATCTGAGCTGGTATAGAGCCGAGTTTGCCGCAGGTTACGAGATCAGAACAGACCTCAATTGGGGTTCCAATACAGGATTAGTTTTTAGGGGTTACGCACACACCTATGCTTTTGTACCGCTTGAGCGAGAGATGATTCTGTATATTAAGTCGCTCAACGCAGTCGGCAAGTACAGCGAAAACTACGACACCCTGAACGTGTCCTTGCCTGCGCCACAAGCGCCTGACCAACCAACGGCCGAGGCGTTTTTTACAGCGCTGAAAATCAAGCCAACGCCTTTGAGCAGTCCGGCCGTGCGCGGTTACTATATCTACATCGCAGGCGATGGCATCCAGGACAAGGTACCCGTGATTGCCGGCGGTACACTTACGTATCCACTGCAGTCTGGCACGACTGTGACTATCCAGGTAAGTGCCTACGACATTCTGGGCGAGGGCGGCAAAAGCCAGCCGCTGCAGGCTACTACGACAGCGCTGGACCCGCTGGACCTGCCCGAGATTCCCAAGTCCAAGCTAGAAGAGTCCCTGCGAGAACAGATCGACACGACGAGCACAAAGGTTGGTGGGGCCCTCACCCAGATCGAGCAGCTGGGAGCGAGGCTGGAAGATGCCGAAGATGGTCTATCTGATGCTCAAAGTCGCCTCGAGACAGTCAATGACACACTCCAGACCCATGCTGAGATGATCGCAGAACGGGTAACTCAAGCGGTGTTTGAAGGATTAGAGTCCCGTGTGGACAGTGAGCTGAGCTACTTGGCGGACGAAATTCAAGCCAGAGTAACCCAAACAGTCTTTGAGGCGTTAGCCCAGCGTGTTACAGACAATGAGGCGACATTAACCGTTCACGCAGACATGATCGCTGCCCGGGTCACTCAGGAAGTGTTTGATCAGCTTGAAGGCAGAGTAACTGCCACTGAAGGCGAGCTCCAGGTACTCGCTGACGAGATATCAGCTAAAGTATCGCAGACGGTATTTGATGCCTTGGAAGAAAGGGTGACGACCAATGAGAGCACCTTAAGTATTCATGCGGATATGATTGCGGCACGTGTAACCAGCGAGGTCTTTGATTTGCTGGAGGAGCGAGTGGAAACGGCGGAAGGTCAGCTGACTGTTCTGGCAGACGAAGTGTCCGCAAAAGTGTCACAAACGGTCTTTGATACCCTGGTGGGAAGGGTTGAAACTGCTGAGGGTATCCTGGAAGTGCTCCCCGGTCAGATCAACGCTAAGGCAGATCAGTCTGTCGTGGATACTTTGACCGGACGAGTCGAGGAAGCAGAAGGACAGCTTAGTGTGCTGGCCACAGAAATAGCGGCCAGAGTGACCCAAACCGTGTTTGATGAACTTGAGGGGCGAGTGGAGACGGCCGAGGGTGAGCTGTCTGCACTAGCTAATGAGATATCCCTAAAGGTGTCTCAGACTGTATTTGATGAGCTGGAGGGGCTTGTGTCCAGCCAGGGAGCGCAGATTGCTCTGAACACCGAGTCTATCACGGGCATTGTGACCCGGGTGGACAATGTCGAAGGACAAGTCACAGAGCACGCATCTCAAATCCAGCTGCTCGGAGACGAGATAACCCTCAAAGTGCAGCGTAGGACGGCAGACGGCACAATGGTGGTCACAGGCATTGGTGCGGGCTTCGACGAGCAAGGGCAGAGCATAGTGGCCGTGGCCGCAGACCGCTTTGTCGTGTATCCCACAGTCGAGGGTGAGGGCCAGTACGCTTACCTGATCGACACCGAGACGGGTAAGGTATACGTACCTGGTGAGATGACTGTACGCGGCTTGTTACGTGCGACTGAGCTGCAGGTGGACTTGGCGAAAGCGTTGCTTCTGCAGGCAGAACTGGCCTACCTGGACGAAGCCAACGTCCTGCATCTGCGGGCAGACAAGATCACCGTAGGTGGCTCGGCTAGTCCGTCCTCCGGCATCCCGCTGCCCAAGCCCGCTGGGGCACACGTCTGGCACTACGACAGGCACATGAGCAGCACAGATGGTATCGACCCCACGAGTGTATCGGGGGCCGTTGTTGTTGGAGATGGTGGAGTCGCTGGCGGATCCCTCAAGCTGGAATCCGGCGGCGCTGTTGCTTATGCACTACCTGGCCCCGTGAGCAGTTACACGTGGGCTGGATTTTACGAGGAGGGATAAAACATGCCAGGAAGAGATAAGCCTTTAATCACACGCAACGGAATACCGGACCCCCAGGCCTACAACCCGCAAACTGGCCAATGGGAGTCGTTCATAGGTGTCAGTTGGGGCAAGACGGCTGGCGGGCTTTATGTGCCGATCAGGGTAGACGATCAAGGCCGCCAAGAAGTTACACTATCTGGAAATGTTGTTGAAGTCCACACTTTAGTGAACGCCCTTGCAATTGTGGACACAAATATGAGGACAGCTAACATATCCGATGTAGTCCCCAACCGGAATAGCTATGCTCGATTTGAATTTTATGTCAGAAATACACTTGACAGCGATATAAGGATAGGGTTCGGACACGATCATGGGTTTTTAGCAGCCATTCCCGGAAAATCCGGTTCGTCAATACCATATACGCCAGTAAGTATTAGTACTGCAAATGCGTTCCATGTAGTGCCACCCACTTTGGGGGCTGGCTCTCGCCCTCTGAGTTGGTATCCAATCGCAAATCCTGATGTCCTAGACCCACTGGCTTATCAAAAATTTGTAGATGTATCTGGCGGTTCAAACTTAGTTTACAAAGCTGCAACAGCACCAACAACAGGTAGTTTGAGTATATGGTTTGTGGGGTGGAAAGCGTGAAAGAGGCGATGAAAGAGGCGATAAGATGGGCTTTAGAGGAATTAAAAGGTACGCAATTTGTCGAACACGATTTAGTCGATAAGGTGAGAGAATACTTCAATACCAACAATATCAATTATGACACGTTTTCCTATGTTGATTTAGTCCCATATCTGCCAGAATAGAGCAAGATAGTGTAACTTTTGGGGGGGCAGGCAACTGCCCCCTTCCTGGTCGGAGGTGATAGCTTGTATGCAGTAGCCTTCAAAAGTCAAGACAACAAACAACTTGACCTCAGCGTAGTCCACGACGCCGGCTACGCTTTAATCTTACCCTGGATGCCGGTGCCTGTAAGCATGATCACCCTGACGCAGGTGGTGTCTGGTACATCGACAGTCGTAGCTAGGGCGGCCATTGGTCGGGAGATACCTGACCTCAAGCACCTGGCACTGACGATCAATGGTACACAGGCCAAGGTGTACTTTAGAGGCCGTCTACTCATGACCGGCACCCTAAGTACCCCCATGACTATTGACAGGGTCGAGCTGCAGGGCGGCACTAAAGATACCCTGCTGTCAGAGATGCTCTTGATGCCGCGTGTGGCAAAGCCAGAGGACATAAAAACCTGGTGGAACCTTCAAGCACCGTTTTATGACCCAAGCCCGGTCGTCTACAAAGATCAGATACCCTACGCTGGGGATTGGGACAGTAAAAACAAGACTTACTACCAGGATACACCGCCTACCGGTACTCTCAGTCTCGGTGATGTGTGGTTTGATACGTCTAACCACAACCGCAGGCATTGGTGGGATGGTAGCAAGTGGGTAGACGCAGAGGATGTGTCTCCCATTGACGCCAGCCAAAGACCGGTTACGGCCAGGGGGCTTGGCGGGGTCATCGAGATGGACCACGAGGGTATGCGGTTTATTCGCAAGGCAGATAACAAGATTACGCTGCAGATGGACATCGAGACGGGGTCTGCGTTTTTCAGGGGTGACATCACCGGGGCCAGCGGGACTTTTGCAGATGGTCGGGTGGCCATAGGTGATATTGGAGGCAAGCCGTGGGGAGACGGTGCCCTGCCCGCTGGTACGGCAGGTATCTGGGGCGATCAGGCTGGGTTATACCTGCGGGGTTATGCCAGGCTCCTCACAGCGGGTTCTGCATTTGATGAGGACGTGATTGACCTAAGCGACTTTCCAAATGTCAATCAACCTGAAATTCTGGTGGCACCGAAAGAGCTTGTGACGATTAATCCACCAGAGGGGGCAACATCAAACTTGTACGTGGATGCCATTAAGCTCCCCGACGGCAACTTCCGAGTCAAAGCTAAGGCGATAGTCAAAGGAGAATCAATCTCGTGGGGGGGACGCTCAGAGACGGCTGATAGTTGGTCTTTTGTGAGACCGACCACGTCTGTGGACGGTAAGAAAGGTGTGTTCACCGACTTCTTCATCTGCCGACCAGCTTGGCGAGTGGCAAGCGGTGGTCTAGGACTATACACCGCTAGGCTGTGGATGGATATTACAGACCAATTCAATGCCAACGGCGATCCCATTAATTGGCAGACGATTCGTACGTTCAGCCGAAGCTCTGCCGGCAGCGGCACGCTTAACTGGGACACCGCATTGCCCCACTACGGCCAATGGGCATTGAGAGTTCGCGGGGAAGGTGGAGGAGCGGTATTGATCAAATACGCCTTCACGGCCTTACAAGAATCAGGATATCGTACAGGTGATAACTATTACGACGTAGACGGTGAGCTTATTGAAGCAGCAGATCCGGCAAACCAGCCCAGCAGAATGAGTGTTATCTATTTCGTATTTGATAGGGGGTAGTTCAATGCAATGGTACTTCGTGGTGTCATTAAGTGTACTGACAGGCTTGGCCGCTGCCCAGATGTATGGGACGACCGCCGGTCTTTTGGGAGGCGTTCTGGCCCTGTTGTGGTTACTTGCTGTTCCGCGCCTAGTCACCAAGAAATCGAGGTGATACTATGAGCGGGACCCTCGGGGCCGTGATACTACATGCAGCGAGGTGATGCGGATGGAACTGGAGCAAAGGGTGACTCGACTCGAAGAGCGGACTGTGGCGGTGGAAAGGGATATCAAGGAGATTAAATCGCAACTCAACGAAACCGCCAAGAAGTCTGACGTGGAGCGGCTGGAGAGGACGCTCAATGAACGGGACGCCAACTACACCAGGCACCTGTGGAAGCTGATTTTCATCTTGATCGCCGTATTCACAGCCATCACCTTGGCGGCTGTAGGACTAAGCGTGACGGACGTATCCTTGCCTAATGTGCTGGGGGGTAGTTGATGGTCCTGTGTCCCGAATGTGGAGCTATTTTATATGTACATGGCCGCCGCTGGGTGTGTCACCGCTGCGGTGCGGAGGGGTGTGGACTAGCAGGATTGGAGGTGGTGCAGAGTGCTGAAGCACAGCCTAGAGGATCAGCTGATTCTCCACGAGGGGCTTCGCCTGGAGGTGTATAAATGCCCAGCCGGGTACTGGACGGTAGGAGTAGGGCGTAACCTTGAGGGTAAGCCACTGAGGAAAGAGGAGCAGGAGTACATCTTCAAGCGGAGCGGCTTGACCCCTGATGAAGTAATCGAGGTGCTCAAAGAGCGAGGCATAACCAAGGATGAGGCGCTTTTTCTTTTGCGTCAAGACATCGAAGATGCAGTTCGGGACCTTGAGAACTTCGACTGGTTCGAGGCGCTGGACCCTATCCGTCGGAAGGTAGTCATCGATATGAGGTACAACCTGGGGCCCACGCGCTTCCGGGGCTTCAAAAAGATGATCGCTGCCTTGGCCCGGGGTGACTACAAGGCAGCTGCTGCCGAGATGGTGGACAGCAAGTGGTATCACGAAGTGGGCAACCGCAGCAAGCGGTTGGTGCGGATGATGGAAACTGGCGAGGACTATGAGTACTAAAAGGAGGATATGTGATGGGATTTGTCAAGTTCATTAAGACCTTGTTGGTTATTGCTGGGTTCATTGTCCCTCTGGCTGGTCTGGCCGAGATAAAACATGACGAGCCTGAACAGGGGGCCAAGAAAAAAGCAGAGGTGCTGGCCGAACTCAAAAAGCAGATGAATGCGGCGGGCATTAAGTTGCCCGCATGGATAGCCGAGTACACGGATCTTATTTTGGGTTTGGTCATTGACTTCGTTGTATTCCTAATGAATAAATTCGGTTTTTTCGATGGTGGCGAGACCTCACCCACAGAGTAGAACAGTTAGAAGAAACCCCGGTCTTTTGGCAAGGACGCGAGTGGACTAGCAAGCAATGGAGGGCTTACCAGGATGCCCTAAAGCGATCTGAGGAGCAGTGGCGCGAATCAGATCAAGAGATCATAGATCGCAACCCCTTGCCACCTATCAAAATTGGCGACAAGTATTGGGGCGACTGGGAACCCCGGATCATCAGCTGACCTCGATCTTCGGATCGGGGTCCTTTTTTTGTGCCCTGTTGACATTTTCTCTTTTTTGATCATATAATAAGACATGATTTAGACCCCGCCGCGCCTCTTAATTAGTTATCTAATTAATGCGTACCATGGCGGGGTTGTGCTTTTTGAGAGAGCACCCGCGAGGGTGCTTTTTTGTG